CCATGTACCTCCCCAGCGCCGTAAACTTGTACAGCGTGGGAGTACATGAGGGACGGAGGGAACAAAGTACAGCATTATCTCTGTCTACGGCACCCATTGAACAATGTTTTTACGGGTAGGGACAACTTTGAAGATTGTGTGTAAGGATGTTGGTGCCTGTTTGCACTGTTTCTTGTAGTGGTTTATAGCCTTGTCCTTATCTGTGAACGAAACGATAAGTTCACCGTCGCACCAGTATTCGTACTTAACATCCTCATGTGCAGATAGCATAGACGCACCTTTCGTATTTGAATCGGTACATTCTACAAAATCATAGAAGCCACGCTTGCGCATATTCCAACCATCCCCATCGTTATACCGATAACCGCAAGTTTTAAGTTCCTTTCTGTCCTTTTCTTCATTTCAACATCAATCAATCCAATTCGTGTATCCAACTCATAGCAAGTAAGCGAAATGGAATTGAACTGTTCTTGACGTGTACCAATTTCATCCTGCAAATCATCGTTCAGGTCAAGTATCATGCTGTTGTACTTGACCTGAACGGCGTTAGCTGAACCCATTTGCGGTTCGCTTGGAGTTTCAAACTCCATGAACTCTGCGACCATCTTTACCCCCAATACGCGAACTGATAGCAAACCAAAAGGCAACCGACGACGACTATGCCCATTCCTGCACGTGCTGCGATTATGTTCTCGTGCTGGCGTCTCCAACACGTGTTGCAATCAGTGCTTGTCAAAGCGCAGTAAATCAACGCTGTTCCGAACAGAATCAAGGCAATGCAGATTATCATTTATCTCCCACCTTCGTCAACATGACCACGTTCAGCGGTTCGGCTGTTCTCTCCCACCTTCGTCAACATGACCACGTTCAGCGGTTCGGCTGTTCTCGGGCGCACCTTGGTTGTGTAACCTGTTTCCTTTCCGTTCATGTACTCCACAATCTCAAACTTTTCCTCGCTGGCGTAAATCAGAAGACCGTCTCCGCCGCTTATCTGCTCGTCCATGAGCAGCTCCAACGGACAGTACTTGTGTAGCATGTACACCTGCCCATCGCGGTACGAGTAGAATAGCTTGGTCATAACACATTCCTTTCAATCGGTTTCCTGCAATAGAATAGTATCAAAAACCACTTGCCATGTCAACAAGAAAAGCAGCCCTTTTCGAGGGCTGCTTCCGTTTGGTTTCTCCCGCCTTTCTCATTTCTTGCCGAAGCGTTCAGAGGGCTGTGCGGCTAGCCCAGCTTCTCGGCAATCGCCGCAAGCTGCTCCTTGATGGCCTTGATGCCCTCGGAGTTGTCGGTCACCGTCTTGGCAATCCACTTGATATGGTCGTGGTCGTTTAGCTCAACGCCGCGACCCGTAGGGTCGTACGTGCCCGTTACCTGTTCGTAGATGGTGGCTAAAAGCTTGTCCTGATGCTCGGTTAACATGTCTTCCTCCTTGTTTCCGTAATCTCCTCCAAGCCCGCGCACTACCGCGCCGCAGAGGGCGTTCCAGCTCGTCGCGTTCCAGGCTTCCGCGTCCTGCTCGGTGTCCACGAAGCACACCTCGATGAGGATGGCGGGCATTTCCGTGTGATTCAAGACGTAAAGCCCCTCGGTGCTCTTCGCTCCTCGGTTCGGCAAGCCCAGCGCCGATGCAAGCTCGCGGCTCACTTCCCGTGCGCAAGTCTCGGCAATCGAATAAGGGTAGTGCCAAACCTCGGTTCCCGTTCCGCCGCCCGCATTGAAATGAACAGCTATGAACAGGTCTGCCCCGCTCGCGTTGGCGATTCGGCACTCCTCGCGAAGCTCTGCGGAGACGTCGGACTCCTCGTTCGAACAGTCGGTGACGTGCCAGCCCTGCGCATCGAAAGCGTCTATAAGTTGGGCGACGAAAGCGCGGTCGCACTCGTACTCGTCGAGGTAGCCCGATGCTCCCCTCGCGATGGCGGAATGTCCGCCCGCAATCGCAATGTGCATGTTATCCCTCCATCTTGTCTACATGGTCGTCGAACTTCGTGGTGAGTGCGGTAATGGCAAGCGTGAGGTCTTTGAGCGTGTCGTTCATCTTCACGTAAAGCCACCCCATGAAGCAACAAGCCACGATAGGGAAACCAACGCTGCCGATAGCCGTAATCACCATGTCAAACGTAACGTCCATAATTTTACCTCCATCCTAGAATCCCAGATAGTCGAACACGTTGTTGAAGAACTCTCGCGTTTCAATCGTGTCGAAGAACACGCTTCCCTGCATGTACAGCTTTCGCACGCTCCGCAGCACCACGCTCGATTTCTCTATCATAAGCAGGTTAGGCTGCATGTCCGATTTCGTCAAGACGTAAACCAGCGCATCCTTCGGATACCTGCGTGAAACGTAGTACACACCTTCCGTGTAGTCCACCCACACGCCAACCGTCCTGTTGTCGAATCGGAGTGCGAAATAGAATCTCGCTTCCTCCGACTTCTTGGCAATGAACTTGTCGTTGTCATCATAGAACATGTTGCCAACTGCATAATCGTAGTATGACGTTCCACGTATCATCTGGCCAAACCTAGTTTTGTCAACGTGCGCCCTAAAATTTTCGCTCTGCACAATCTCAACACACATGTACCCTTTGTGTGCCATGAGAAAGCGCTTACCCTTTCTCGGCTTCAATCTCCATCCGATGAAGTATGGGTTAGTCAGTGCGACGGCGTTAGCCATGAACATTACCTTAACCCTGTCCTGAAATCGGTCAACCGTGTTGTAGAAGTCTTGAAACTGCTTCAACTCGTTTTGCAAGTAGTGTAGCGAACCCTTGTCAATTATGAACTCGTCAAATCCTATCATATCAACGTCGGGATAGGGTACAGACTTTTTGGTCAACGCGTTTGCCAACGTGATGAAGAAACATAGCACACGCCATTTCTCTGGCTTTTCATCACCTATTGCAACCTTTCTGATGTATCCTTTCATTCCCTCAACTTTGAACTCCCACGATGGAAAGCGGTCAACAATATCCTGAAAGAACTCCTGCTTGTCGTCGAACTCCGACTTGTACCTGCGCAGGTAGATGAACTGTTTGCCTGTCTTGATGAAATGCCTTATCCGCTTGTACTTGAAGTCATACGTCTTTCCCGTTCCGCGCCCGCCGATGACGAAGTTGAACATGGCGTTCCGCGTCATGATATCGTGTGCATCGTAGTACATGCTCTCGCTCATAGGTACCGTCTCACCTCCCAGTAGTACATGCGCCGTGGGTAGCTCCTCGCATCCGTCGTGGTCTGGTCTGGTCCGTAGTCTGGTCCACCGTGCCCCCACAGCTCGTTGTTCCCCATATACAGCTCCACGTGGTCGAACGACGGGTTCCATCCGCGCCACATGATAAGAACCAGGTCGGCTGGCTCCATGTCCTCAATGGGAAGGTTGTCAGAAGAGTTCCCGCTGGCTATCCTCTCCCCCTTGTCGGCCATGTCTCCCGTCCACGTCCCCACGTCTATTCCCGCAACCTGCTGGTACGCGAACCAAATCGTCGATGAGCAGTCGCCGTAACCGCTGCTAACGGGGTCGAGCCGTCCAGCGCCCTGTGAATACGCAAACTTGTCAAGCCACGAACGGTACAAATTGCATATCGCATTCTGTGCTTCACTTCCTGTTTCAGAACCGCCGCCTTCGTTGCCGCCGCCAATATCAGTTCCGTCAGCGTTGTATCCGTTTACCCAGACCTGTCCAGACGCGGGATAGAATATGACGCCGTTCTTGTACTCGTCCTTGCCGTAAAGGACAAGCATGTCTCCGTTCTGAATGATATAGCCCAGCTTGCTCGCACCTGTTCCGATACCTTGCTCGTTGCCCCCAGGCGTTGTGTCAACGTCCCCGCTCTGCCCAAAATCAGGCGGGGCACTCTCGCCATCCCAATCCTTCAATCTCTGGTACACGGTATTGTAACGGTTTCTGTACTGCCCAAGAACTCCATGGTTCATGCAAACGGTGTGAATCCTATCGAGGTCTGCACTACCACCTGCCGTTGCAATGACCTGTCCTGCGCTTGCTGGTGATTGATGGTACATGCTCATCGCGAAAATCAGCGTCTTAGGGTAGGACTGGCTCATGCCCCAGCTTTCGAGCGTCGAGATGTAGCCCTCGAAGTCTGCGATGGCCTGATTCTCTTGAATGACGTGGTTTTCTTCCTCTTGGAAAACAGATATGATGCTGTTTCCCTCGTCCCTGTTGAGGTACCTGCTGTTCCACCACGTGCTGCCCGCATCGTGCGATTCGAGGTCGGAGCGCAGCGAGGATGCCAACCCCCCGTAGGCAGTCGGCGTCTCGTCCTTGACACGGTTGAGGAGGGCTGCCGCCCGCGTACCGTACCATTGCATCATGCCTATCGTGATAGGGTCGCTGTAATACACGGCTGTCCAGTCCCACTCGGACTCCACCTCGCCTATGACGTACATCGCATAATAGCATATGGCTCTGGTTGTGGGCATGCTGCACCTCTTTCTAGCTTGTCTTCGTCCTTGCGCCTATCCTGCGAGGTACATCAAAACTCCCGTCGCAACCTCGGATGTGGGTTCACCTGCCACCATGTTGATAAAAATACTGCCCGATGTATCGACCTGCAAGTATCCCGGTCGGTTGACACCGTTGCACGAACTCATCACAATGCCAGTCGTCTTTACGGGCGGCACGTACTGTGCCCCTAGCTTGCCAATCATCGTCTTCGTGTCGCCTGGTACGCTCACGTCCAAACATGTCACCGCGACGACCTTCCCCCATGTTCTGACGTGGCACCCGCTCGAAAGCTCGCTCCCGATGCTGGCGGGAGCCGCGCCCCACTGTTCCGTGAGCGAGGAAACCTGCCCAGCTACCTGGCTCACCATCTGCGGCGATGCAGCAGTGCCAGTGGCAGCGGAAGCGCTGCCGCTGTCGGCGACCTTCACATGGCCGTACTCGGTCGCGGTTCCCTGGCCGTACAGCGTGGTGGACGACGCATGGTGTGTCGGTGCCTTCTGCGAAACGTTGGCGCTCAGTGTGGAAATGTCGTCCTTGTTCTTGCTCGCAACGCCCTCGACCGCGCTCACACTTCCCGTAAGCGCCGTCACGTCGGCTTGCGTACCCGCGATATCGGTCTTGTTGGTGTGCGCGAGCGAGAGCGCGTCGTCCGCCGTCTTCTGAGCACTCGTAATCTGAGCACCGTGCGTCTCCACGGTGGATTCCAGCGCCGCGATGTCCTCCTTGTTCTTGCTCACCTGCGACTGCATCATGAGGACGTTCGCGTTCGCATTGGTAATGTCGTCCGCCGTCTTCTTCATCTGCGCATCAACCTTGCCCATCGCGGCGTTGTATTGGTCGCGCAGGTTCGGCTTGTCCGCCGATGCGTACAAATCCAAATTATAGTTCGGTGTGTGCTCTGTAGCCATTATACACTCTCCTCATCATACATGATTCCTTCTGGTACAAAACCGTCCCCCATAAGCTGACCGCTGTAAACTGCCAGCCCTCGGACGTTCAGCCCGCAGTCGGCAAGCTGGTCAACGGTCATGTCAAGCTGCGCAAGCTGGTCTACGGTGATTGCGTGCACCGTGACGTCATTGAAGAAGTCACGCATTGCTTTAACATTGTCTGCGTACGTGCCCACCGTCACATTCCAGATAAGCGTACCAACCTGCAAATTTGCAATCAAATCTCGCAAGTTTTTATCCAGCTTATCAATCTCTGAATTCGTGTACCCTTCAATCTGTTCAGTTTGTGAAACCTGCTCTGCATGAATCTGATTCTTAAAATCATCAAACTCAACAGTTGTAACAAAATCGCTGCCAATGTCCGCAATCTTCCCAAACAGGCAAGCAATCTGCTGCTCTACGGAAAGCGATTCATCATACACAAGCGGCGTTGTAATCTGATTGCACGTTCGACCTCCACCAAGGAACGGATAATAGATTGCCATAAATATCACCTCCCTAAAGAGCGTTCCAATAATCAGTGTATATACCCATGAAAAGTTCGTTCAAATCGCCAATCACCATCATGTCGATATTGAGGAACGTATCACGGAACTGCATGAGGGCTTGTGCTTTGGTGATACCCGATATGCCGCTCACGTGCGTTACGTAATCCTCTAGCGTCTTTGAACTCGCTTTCGTGGTATCGCTTGCTGCGCTGTCCGCGCTGCTGTCCTGTGTGCTTGTGCCTTTAGCAGTGGTGCTGCTGTTGCTGTCGGTTAGGTTGGTAGCGTAATCCTCGTTTCCAGAAAGCTGCATCTGCGGAGTTGCACTGACAACCGTTCTTGCCGTGCTGTCCGTGTCGTTGACTGTATCGCTCGTGGCTTTCGTGTTCGTATTCTCCGTGCGCGAATAATCCCTAGATTGGTCGGATGTTCCTGTGGTGCTTCCTTCGGTACGCATATCATAGTTGCTGAACGGGTCGAAGTCATGCAGGGCGCTCTTGTACAGCTGGTTGTAGAACGGCATAATCTCGTTCATCTTGCGATTGAGGAAACGCCTGAAAAGCGCAGGTGTTTCCTGACCAATCTCTCTGAAATAGAAATGCTCCACAATCTTAGCGTTCAGCGGCGCACGGTAATCCTCGTCGAAAATAGGGTAGGTGTCAAGTCCCAAATCAAAACCGTTTTCAACAAGCGAACCAAGTTCAACCGTGAATATAGCCCCACGATGGTACGGGACACCGCACTCTCCATCTTCATACAAACTCATAGCCCCATGCCCCCTTCCGATTGAATCTCGGGGTCAACCATAAGAAGCGTGTTCATATTGTCGGTAGAAACATCCTTGTTCATGTCGCACCAAACTTCAAGACCGTATTTACGGTTGATTTGCCTGCACGCTTCCCGTCTGCAATTAAGGCGGATAAGCCTGTTCGCTTCAATCTGCCCATTGTTCGCTTCCACCTCTGCGCTCTGCACTCGCTCTGCCTTGCTTATGTTAGTGTTCTCGATTCCAAAGTACGTCATTATCTCTGACCACACGGTCTGCTTGGCTTTGAGCAGCTCTGGCGTGATGAACGGTGCACCAGAATTGAGATACGTTATCTGCGACGGGTCGAACATCCCATCAGCGCCAACAATAATAGGCTCGTTGCCCACGTACTGTTTCATAAGGTTCTGAATGGTCAACCTCTGCGATTCAGGAACAACCGCAAAGATTGGCATTTTCTGGCTCATAAGGTTCACGTCCACGGTTCTGTCAATGTCTGCAAGGCGACGCGCGTATATGCGCATGGCGTTAATGTCGGGGCGGCGCAAGTAGTTGTTCCATATCGGGACACATTCCGTTGACTTCAAGCGGCGATGAAACCCATTTGTGCCATACGCAATGTACGCCAACGGATTCTGGTACATGTTAATCTGCCCAGACGGCGCGCCCATAGTTGAGAAATAAGCGTCGTACTCGTCATCCCAGAAAAACACGCTCATACCGCGATTGAAAAGCGTAAGCTCCAAGAATCGCTGGTCAATCTCCGCTGGCAAGCCCTCCCATCGGTATATCGCGCAAGCCATCTGCTCAAGCAGCTCGTAGTACATGCGGTACTGAAGATTGTTCATCTCGGCCGACTGCCACGTGTTGCGCTTTCCCTTGCGGTTCCTTCCCATCAGTAACGCACTCCCTTCACAGGCTCGTTGTCCGCTAAATCAACCTTGTACATCTTATCAGGGTCGTTCCAAACTGTCACGCCCTTCTCAAAAATGCCCCTGATGCTCTCCTTGAACAGCTCGGGAACCTCGCTAGAGTCAAGAGAGACGCTCTGCATCTTCCAGTACGTGAAGTTCTCCATGCACTTCAAGTCGGCGGGCGGGACAATCCAGCGGTTCACGTAGTATCCGTACCGCAGCCAGAAGTCGCCGACTTGGCGCATGAAGTTCGGCTTCAGCCGCTTGAACTTCAAACGCACTCCCATGTAGCCCTTGCAGAAGTTGAACGCGTCGCCGCCGTTCTGCCCAGAGGTGGACGGCTGCGTGAGCCGCGCATCCTGAACCTTCGCCTGTATGCCTTGTATGGCAGTCTCGTAATCCCCGTTCGCGGCGTACACTGCGTAATCGTAGTTCGTGTCCCTGATGTATCCCTGCAAGCCGATGTTGTTCTGCGTGGTTGCGGTAGCCGCTCCCACCTGCGTCGCGGTAGTCCTGTTAATCCAGTCGGCGTTCAGCGCGGTGTTCGCACCTGCAAGAGCCATGTTGGCGACGCCCGCCGCCGCACCGCCTGCGTTTCCAGACAAACCGGCTCCCAAAGCGCCCACCCCGGACGATGCCATGGACGTAGCCCCGCTCCACAGGTTCTTCTCCTGCGAGATGCCGCTCAAAGCCCAGTTCGCCTGGTTCGCGACCTGCTGGTTCGCCCAAGCGTTCTGCATGTTCGCGCCGCTCTGGTTGAACGAGAGCTGCGCCGCCGTGAGCGACTTCTGCTGCGACCAGTCCGCAGCGGCGAACTGGTACGCGAGCCTGTTCCTGTTCGACGCCAAATAGTATATGTACTGATTGTTCACAAGCGAAAACTGCGGAAAGTTGCTGAACTGAACCGCAATGTCCAGCCCCTCCTCGTTGTACTCCGAATGAGGGAACGGGTCTCCCCCGCTCGGAAGATAGTAGTCCGCATCGACGCTGCCGCCGACGCCGTTCGCCGTATTGTAGCCCGCAACGTAAGAGTAGGCGCGGATATCAGGCGGCGCGACGACCGTGTTGGTGAGGATTGAAATCCCACCGTCATTGTCAAGTTCCAAGCATTCGGGCTTCATCACGACTTCTCCGCCGTTGTACCCCGTCATCTCTATCACGCAATACGGCGACGTGTAGAATTTCAAGAGATTCCTGTAGCGCTCTGGAATATGGAACATGCCCATTACGTTCGGAACGTCCAGCGACCTGATGTTCTCAGCAGGGTTGTCGGGCATGGTGAGCATATCTATGCCCGCTACCGTCGTATTCGTCGCGTTCTGCACGAATCGGGCTGGCACAACCGTCACCATGCTGATGCACTGCGAGACCCAGGGCGCATCTTGCAGCTTCCCCATCAGAGCGAGGAAGTTCTCGCTGTTGCAAGCGTACACCGCAGAGCCAGATGGCATGCCGTCGTTTATCGAGCCTGTAGCCGTCTTGAGCGTCGGGTTGGACACTGTGCCGAATCCCGCCGTCAAATCAGCCGTGCACATGAGGACGATGTACGGCGGCTCGTTGAGAAAGTTGTCGATTGCAATGTCTGCAATCTCGTACTCGTCTCCTATGTTCAATCCCTCGGCGTCGGTCAAGTAGTCCGATAAGTTGTCGATAGTGCTGTTCTCGTTGGCGATGCCTATGTGCCCCTTGTTCACATAGCAGAGGTTGAAGTTGATTCTGCCGTAATAGGTCATCCACACGTCAAGCTGCACATTTACCTGCGTAGTGTTCGGCGCAAGATACTTTGCGTCGTTAATGAAATAATAGAATACATCGGGCTGTCTGCCCTCTGTTGGCGATATAGGCTGCATAGAGTTCTTAACAACCATGTAGTTGCAACGTGTAACCATATCAAATGGCGCGTTCACGCGAACAGGCTCACCATATCGCAGATATACAAGCCCATTAAGCGTGAACGCATAGCCATCGGATGTGCGGGATGCAAAATAAGCATCCCGCTCCTTGTCGGAATCAAAGCGCACCACATCGCGATACGAAGAATCCCACGGCACGTTGCACATGAGAATGGTAGTGTTCGGTGTCCATACCGAATAATTAAACCTGTTCTCATATTCATAGATGTTCTCTGGCAACCCAGGGAAATCTTGTGCCATGTCATACTCCTTAACCTGCGGGCGTGTACGCCTTGTCAATGCCGATAATCAAACCATTGTGCTTGTACTCCTGCTCGCCCATCGAAACCGTCGGGTTGATATAGGTGCTGGTCGCGGTAACAGTCACGTTCTCCGCAACTTCATCCTCGGCTACGTGCAGCACGCCCTCGGCATCCACGAACGTGCCCAGCTTCAACCGAACGCCGCCGCTATTAACACCCGTGTTGTTCGCGGTGATTGCGAACGTGCAGCCCTGCGGAACCGTGTACCCCTCCGTCTTGGGCGTTACGGTGCCATTAACAGTGGCGATAAGGCGCGTCTTTCCACCGCGCTCTGCGTAAGCGGGTTTCACTCCGTCAACCACCGCATAATCAAGCGTAACACCAGTTGCCTCAATGGCAGGGACACTTACACTAGTACCTGCTTCCGTAGTGAACATAACGGCATTAACGAATCGGGACACAGAGTAAATCCCGTGGTGATGCAGCCAATAGTTCCACGAAATCGCCTTCGGGTTGCGGATGCTCTCAAAGTCAATCAGCGTGTCCGCACACATGAAGAAACCTCGGTCACACAGAATGGCTTGGCAGCCGTCAATTCCGAAATCGTCAATTTCGACAACTCGCATCTTTAAATCTGCTGCGGATGCGTTGAACGCGAACGCGATAACGTTCACGTCAAGCATCGCCACAAATTCGGGCGTGGCAAACAGAACAAGTTCATCATTTTTCGTGAACGTGGGAACACCAGCGGCGTTGTACTGACCAGAAAGGAAGCGCATCTTTCCAGCCATCGAGCGCACGGCTTCCGTTATTGCCATCGCGTCATCCTGCTTCTGCGAACGGGTGGACGCTGCTGAAGCGTCGGGCACCTGCACCTTGTAGAATCCATCGATGCTCGCGTACGTCGCAAACAGGTTGCGCATAATCAAGTATTCGTCCCAATAATCAGACGTGTACGGCGTTTCCATGATGCGCCCAACGAGGTCTTGCAGACCATAATCGGTAAGGAAAGCACGACGCAGAAGCACATCTTTAATGGTAAGCTCATAAAAATCCTGACGGTTGATGCTATGAAAATTGCTCATAACATCGGGCGGATTGCAAGCGAACACATCATCATAGGACTTGTTAGGGTCATAACGCTTGGCTTGCAGCAACGTGGTTGCAAGTTCCTCGATAGTCTCACCGTACTGCATCATTCCACGCTTGAATTGCGCAAGCGGGTTAGTCCAAACCTTGCTCTTGATAACCACGTCGCCGATTCGGTTCACAAGCGCGTCGATAAACTCATTCATCATCGGGCGATATTCAAGCAGGTTGTTCACCGTGTCGGTAATGTCTCCCTGCGTGGCGGCAGGGATTCGCTGCTGATACGCGAACGAAGCATCAGTGCGAATCGCGTTCAAAATCTCTGCGTTCGTCGCGTTCAGGGTTTTAACCGTCTTAATTGCCATTGTTTCCATCCTCCTTATCATCGGTGAAAAGACTGTCGATGTGGTACACTGTTCCATCATCGTCAACGTCCTCAACAACCGCACCGTCACCATCATTGTCCCCGCTGTTGTCGGCAGGTACCTGCATCAGCAGGTCATAATTGCGGGCTTTAAGGGACTGAATCTCTGACTTCATCTCTTCCTCGTTAGCTGCGTACTCGCTCATTCGCGCTTCCGAAGAACTGCGGTACTCGTCAAAGTCGGCAGCCCGCTTCTCCATGTCCTTCAATAGCGTCTCTGCGGTGGCGTACTCACTAGCCTCCATGCGCTCGCTAATCCATGCAAGCAACTCCTCTAGGTTCATTCCTTCTCCTTTCAACAAAATAGCCCCCGCCATCTGGTTGTGACCGTGGCAAGGGCTGACTGTGCTGGTGATATTGCCATTCCCGAAACGCCGCCGCTGCTAATGCGGCTCGCACTCGTGCGGGCGGTATCACCCGTAGCAACCCCGCATCGGTCATCGTCCAGACGGATTGGGTATCACCATAGCCAATATATGTCACTTCACAAGCACTGTCAAGCACTGTCAAGCACTCGCGTTCATTTTCACCAAATCAATCGAATCGGAATAGGCGTTCAAAAACTGCGAAATCGCAACGCGAACAAGATAGGAAACGGGTAGATTCTCTCGCTCGCTTATTTCTTTAAGCTGCTCGTACATCACTTCATCAATCCTAAAGCTACGCTCAATCATATGTTACCTCCTATCAGGTGAGCGTGAACGTTATAGGCTCAAGCACTATGCCGCCCCTAACGTGCCTTGGCTTCAACTTCCCATGAAGTTGCAAGCCCCTTTTGAAACTGTCGAACGTAACCATGCGCTTCAATTCCTCTGGCATACCTGCGCACTTAACGTCATCGAACGGCTGAACGTCAACCATTCTGTATTCGCCATCAACCATCTTGCCAACCTGATAGATTCTTTCCATGTACGTTTTAGCCCTGATATATTTAGCCATGCTGAAATTGCTCTCGTGTTTCCAAGCACCAAGGTGCGTAGGATGGACTTCAATTCCCTGTACTGGTTCAGTACCCAAAACATGTATGCTATCAGTGTCCGCATACATGAACCTATCATACACGCTTTGTGCGGCGGTTATGGTCTTATGTCTTGCCCATGCAGTAATGAAGCACCCCATAGGTGTGTAAACAGGGTCACGTGTCTCTTTGTCCCCCAATCTGTAACCCACGCTTCCATCATCTTTCAGATACGGAATCTTCGGCGTAACGTCGGGGTTGGTTGCGAACTTCCCGTAAAGCGAGTTGAGCATTAGCTTTGCAAGCTGTCTCAAACCGCCTGTGGTTGTCTCCTTTATGTGCATCCAATAATCAATGTACTCTTTGAACAGTCCCGTAGCCTGCTCAAACATGTAACCGCCGTTATAAGAGAAAACCGTAACATCATACTGCTGCATGAGTATTTCCAAATCAATGTTGGTCAAAGCCAAGTCAACGGTGCCCTCCGTGTCATGTATATACTCCGTCTCCGAATAAAATGGGTTGTTCTTTATCTGCAATGTGGGGAGGTGGTTTGGTTTCAACTTGCAATGGCATGTTAGGAATTGGATATAAAGGGGATATTGGGGATTGTCCTTATAGCACCCTTTGAAATAAATTGGATGCCCTATCGGCAAGGGGCGATGGTACATAACATCGGGGTACAGACTGTTCACATCATATACTGAACCACTGCCCTGCAATCTGTCCTCATGGTCTGCATCGGATTGATAGATAGGGTTCGCATAGGTATACCCGCCACGATACGCTTTGCGTATCATCGCATCCATTTCGATATGAATTTTTGGGAACCAATCATCCCACTTTGAACCGATTATGTCCTTGTACCCGTTGAGCGCGTCGCTTCCAATTGTCAATCTCGTAAGTCCCTTGCCGAACTGTTGGCGCAATGCCTGTGCGACAATCTGAACATCGTTCCTGATGTAGTCTCGTTCCTGCGGTGTCAACTCGTGACCTATGGGGCGGTACTCCGTATAGTCAATCTCCAACTTGGATATGGGGAGGTCGAAAGCCTTTGCAATCTGCGATACCTTCATGGGGAGTTTTTTCAAGCTGTCTTTGAATGTGCAGGTAATAGCCTTCTTCTTACCCTTCTTCTCAAAGCATACTTGCATCTGATAGAACTTGCCCATGCTAGATATAAGCGTTTTGAACGTCTTTGTTTTTGCCTTCTCACTGTACTCAAATCCGTTGGTAAGCAGGTAGCACAGAATAAACTCACAGTCAAAAGCAGCGTTGTGGAAATAATATGTACCGCCATGCACCTTGCAGAAATCAAGAAATGTTGCAATGTTCGTTCCACAGCTTAGTGCGTCGGGGTTATCAATCTCACAAACACACCACGCCCAAACGCGACAATCATTTACATCTGTGGTCGTCTCGAAATCTGCTACGTAATCCATAGCTACCTACGTTTTTTGTTTTTACGCTTGCGTTTTCGTGCCGCCTTCTTGGGGTATTGATTCTGTACCTGCTGAATGGTAAGAACCATATGCTCTTTCTGCGCTTCATCATCCATAGCATCAGCCTGTGCGCCCATTACGTTATCCCTGTCCGTATTGATATAGCGGTAATAAAGAGGTACAAAATTGGTAAAATTCTGTAATGCAAAAAGCTGTTCATTTGACAGCTTCTTAATCATGTTGGGGATTCGAGGGTCATTAAACGTCGCGGCATGTTCCAGAAGGCTCTTACGTAGCTGCGTAATCCGCTTGCGTTGAAATGAGCGGGATAGTTCCCGTTTTAGAATCTTCTTGCGCTGCTCCAAATCATTAACGCTTCTTATCTGTTCAGGCAATAACTCACGTTGATAGCCGATATTACCAAATGGCAAGCCTTTAACGTGTGATACCGCGCTCCGTTGTCCTAACGTCATATCAGCTTCGCCGTATGCGGTCAAAAACGGATGTTGCGCGAACTTCTGCCAATATCTGTTGTGCTCCTTGTTCCATTGCCTTTCAATGCGCTTGTAGTCCCTATAAGCGGTGTACGGTATAGGCGTGCCGTCTCGCCCTGCTACGAACCTTGTAGAACGTGAAACGAACTGCTCTAAATCCCGCGCGTAGCGTTTCAATTCCCTTGTATTCGATTCGTCAACGTCGCGAAATGGACTAATCCCGCCCGTTCTTACGCCCTTGTTCTGCAATCTCTTGATTTTGCGCCGCGCCCTCCGTTCTGCATCCGCAACACGGGCGCGGGCGTTCTCGTTAGCCTTGGTCATCGGCTCACCTCCTTAACAGAAAGGGCGGGCATTTCGCCCGCCCTCGCGTTCCGCTCTGCTTCGGGGTGTTTACTTGTGGCGCTGCAAGCTGGTGAACTTGTACCCGTTGCGCCCCTGCTTCTTCACAACTTCGAATTTGATTGCGGGATTCCACGGCGGGCAACCTACGATACTGAAAAGGTTCTTCATCGAGGTTTCAACGCCCGTACTAGTGCACCCGTAGGCATCGCCCTTCGGGGTGATAAGCACGATGCGGTTGCGCTGCATAATCTCACCCGTCACATTGTCGGTCATTTCCACGGGCTGAATAATGACGTTCTCAACCTCCACGACCTTCCCCACCATGTCATCGAGAGAGAGGGAGTTAGAAACAGCCTCGTAAATGTCCAACCTGTCCTCTTGCGTCTCCGCATGGATTGAGCAATACATCCCGCGTGAAAATTCGGGCGCATCGTTGGTGATTGTCGAAAGTTCGTTCTCCATTTTCGTTCCTTTCATTCATGGGCGGAGTACCTTACGCTACACGTTTTGGCGTGTTAGTCCTCGTCATCTTCCGAAGCATCGCAGCGTGTGCCGTACTTCTTGAAATCTTCAAAAGTCATTTTATATAACTGCTCATTCTCCACAACCTCAACGGCTGAAAAGCTAGGCGTCTGCTTGCGAATGAGCGATTGCGCGGTGTTCAGTCCACACTTCTTGTCAAGCTGATAGGTAACCTGCACGGGCTGACCGTCCTTAATGACGTACCCTCTTACCTCCGTGCTGGTGAACTTCTTTTGAATCGTGTTGCGTGCCATAATGAAATCCTTTCTGTTGTATACCTTAATGGCAACTCATATATTACGCCTTGCAATGCGGCTTGTCAAGTATTAAAACCAACTTGCAAGTCGCTCCATGAAATGCACATAGTATCGCCCCTATTAATAGCGCTCAATATGCTCCGTAAGTCCGCACACTCCCACGCAAGGCCAGTTAGCGCAACCTTCGCAATTGCAATATTCTGGTTCAACGCCTGTGACTATGCCGCTTGCGAACGCGTATTCACATTCTGTATCAGTTACACCATGCGATGCAATCTCTCGCATGGTCTTCGCATCATAATCGCGCACAAAACTACAATAGTCTTCTATGAAGGCGTGAAGATGTTTCCACGTCGTAACGCTGTAATCATAGCGCGGAAGAAGATAAACGCGCATCTTGCAATAAACGGCGACGCGGGACGCGTACGACGTGAGTAAATACGCATTTTTAAGATGGATATCCTCGCCGTCTTCAAGTTTGAGCGTGATAGAGTCGACAAAATCGACTGTAGCAGACATGTAACGCAGTTTCATAATGGTTTCCCTTTCTCTTAGCGGGCGACGTTTTCGCCGCCCGCATAATCATAAATTAGTTAGTACTGCTTGAAATATCTCACGCCAAAAGCCAGTTCGAACGCTGTAATCATGGTCGACCAACGCGAAATCATGCGGTTATAGGTTGCGTCCTGCTTTCCATCGTTGCAATCGAGATAAATAGCGGCGCTCTTGTACTCTGCTCTAATTTCATCCTCAAGTTTCGCCATACAGTAGGCCGTTTCCTTGTTTTCAATCATTTTACGTTCCTTTCTGCTATGTTTAACGCCTTTCGTTTGGTGCACTTATAATATACACGGTTGTGTACCTGATTGCAAGTATGGCCGTGTACCTTCATAATTCCTACATATAGTATTATTTTTCACTTGCGCAAGATTGACAGTTGACAGCGGTACACTACTAATCTATAATCAAGGTACACCAAACGAAAGGAAATGACATGACCACCACGGAACAACTTCACACAGCTGTATATAACATCGCTAACACGTTAGGAGACTTCTTTACTACAGCTATACAAATAATAGCCGCGATTATTGATGCAATCGCGAGCAACCCAACATTAATAGTAGTATGCGGTATATGCGTCCTGTATTATATTCATTGCAAGTATAAATAGCGTCCCTCATGTACTCCCACGCTGTACAAGTTTACGGCGCTGGGGAGGTACATGGGATTCGGGGGGCCATAGT